TCTATGATGTCTTGCGCTCTGGACTGGAAGTGCTTCCCGTAATCCGAGAAGATGACCCAATCAACATCCTTCACAAAGGACTCAAAGTATTGGAGCGCGGTTTCCAAGTCAGCGCTTGGACACGACTGCTCTTTATCAATCCGAAGAATGTGGTGGTTATCGACCACGAATCTCGTTTTGACTGTGGTGTCGATTCGAGCTTCGTTGAACTGGAATCGTGATAGTTGAGAATGCATGGCGGCAACAAGTTCTTTTGCCGCCTCGTCCTGACCAACAATTGAGATTATCTTTGCGGCAACACCAAGGGCATCCGCATTCAGGGCGACGTTACAGGCGCCTCCCGCTTGGTTTATCTCTCCCGTGATCTTGACGACTGGAACGGGTGCCTCTGGAGAGAGTCGCGTTGCAATTCCATATTGATATTTATCGAGGATTGCGTCACCAATTACTAGGATTCGATACAAACTCTTCCCCCATATATTAATTATACTAAATCGGGTATGTTTTTATGCACGTCCAACGTGACCGCTTTCAATCAATGCGTCATCCAAAACAGACATCGCGAACTCAAACAACTCGTCAAGTTTTTCTCTGATCTTTTGAGACCAACGGGTGACTGTTGACTGGTTAACGCCGTACTTCGCCGCCCACCACTCTGTGGTATGCATCATCTTTTTACCTTTGGCCCAGTGCAATACAATCTCCATGACAAACCAACGGTCTCGTCTGAAAGAATCTGCAATCCACTGGATCAAAACTCCAGTCTCGTAAACCGTGCCGCCAGTGAAGTAAGTCAGAATGACTGACTTGTGTTGAGGGGAGCAACTTGTCTCCATTTTTCTGATAATTAGCGCGGCTTCTGCTACTTTTTCCCACTGGTCAAGTTCTGGCATGAAGTCGCGTCCTGCGCTTTTTTTGCCTAAATCCCATATTGTTGGGGAGTCAATAACGGGTGTGTTAACCCGTCTTAATGCCCATCCAATCGCCTCATAACTGTTTCGAAATCCATTTCCCATAGCGCGGCCCTCCGTAGCCACTCGATAGCGCGTCGATCCTTGACTTGCTTTCCCGTTGCCCTGAGCAAAACGATGTTTGCCAGAGTCACTTCGTTATATTTCTCACAATCCTTTTCAAACCCAACTCCAGATGTATGGCGAGATTTCGCAAGGAACGTCCCGCCTTCGATCTCCATAGCAACGGAGAAATGGCTGTTTGTTTTTTCTGCGCTCCAAAAGAAGTCGAGACGCCACCGTCTTGTCGGATGAAATTTGTATTCGCGTTCCGGCTCAGGGAACCCTGCGGAACGGCATTGGAAAAGAAAATCTTCTTCTAACTTAGACATAAGTTTCTCCAATTTTTTTAATAAAACTGGGTTGTCGTTTTTTGTCTGTTTTCTTTCCGTAATTGAGCCAAAATATGTAAGCCTCGCAAGCCGCAGTTTGTTCTCGACAAAAATCCCAGTAATAGCATTTGTCAGGCAACTCGCAAGGCAAGTTTTCGAGCCCTTCCACAACCTTTGCGCCGCTCATTTCTTTTGAGTATCTTTTTTTCGTTTGATGATTGGCTCACTGCATTCGGGAAAGGCTTCTTTAATTTGCTCAAAGACTTCTGACAGACCCTTCGCTTTCATGTACTCCCACTTCTCCCGTTTGTTGTTGAAAGGGATTAGTCGGTAGTCGTCGCTTTCTGAGGTCGGCGTGTAACCGAGACTTTTTGCGATCTTGTGATCTGGCATACGTTACTGAGCGATCACCCTGCCCCATCTCGACCCAATCGCAAACTGACGGCACCGTTCACACCATGCTTCTCTCGACTCGCCGTCCTGCTGTTTTAAGCCCAATTGATTGAGGCTATCGGCTAGTAGTTTTAAGTGATCTCTATTGAATCTTTTTGTCCAATGCCACGCACAAAAATGCTCGTTTTCGACAGTGATTGCGGCGGGAGATGGACACTCACAACAATGAACGGAAACATGAGTCTTTTCAGCGACATCTGTTGGAAGTTTTTGGACAGCGTCAGCCCAACGCCCTGCATTCAACCAAGTCGCAGGCATTGGCAGACGTGCGACAAAAATGTCGTGCTTTTTCCTGTCTTCTGGCGTCGGGTACTTGTCGAAAATCTTCTTTCGCCAGTTGCATTGGTCTTTCAGTGCTTGAATCAGCACATTTTCAGCAAAGTCTTTCCAATCATGTGTCGGAATTCCGGGGTCTTTTTTGAAGACCTTCAGCCAAGCGCGAAGCGCGTCTTTCTTTGCCTGCTTCTGACCTGTGGGCCAGATTGACCACCATTTGTCAAAAAGATCGACTAAGTCTTGTTCATCGATCGCGGCATCAAGCGTTTCAATTTCCATATTTTTTCCATAGGTATCACTGAGACGTAAGGTGATGGGAACGCCGCCGTGCCAGTAATCGCCCCGCGAATTTCCGGTGTATGGAGGGTCGCGCCAACCCCGATGGCTCTTTCGAGTAGCATCACCATTGCGGCGTTTGTCCCGTCTCAGAGGTCGCCACGGCTCACCTTGCGTCTTTTTGAATGGCTTTCTGCGATAAAGGCTCGGGTGACCAATCAACCCCTGCCACTATGTGTCGCGGACATAGATACAATATTCTCTTTACATTTTTATGTCAAGTAAGTATATCATAAGAAACTTACTAAAAAATAAGTGTAAATTTTCCTTGACACATTTTGAGCAACAACTAAGATACAAGATCAACCACGAGGGAATAACAATGCAAAGATTTTTTCTAAATCCACTTATGGAAAGCATTCCAGAATTCATGATTGCAAATCGCAATCACACCGCCAAAGGCGCATGGCGAAGCAATCACCACCCTGCCCCGCTCGGATGTTCGAAGGGCAACACCACCGCGACTGGACGAGCAACGTCTGAGGACATCGCAAGCGGATGGGCGGGACATCTGACCACGCGAGAAATGAAAGATCGATGGGATCGGCGCTCGGAAATTCCAATCGGCAATAATCTCGACAATTATCACGAGAAAATTTTCAATTTGCGATGGTCACGAACGTGGCAACTCAGGGCTTTGACAGGATGGACGCCGCTTGCGGCACTCGACCTTGAGATGGACGAACACGAATATCACTTCAACGATGTTGACCAATTTGGTGCCCCCCATTGGTGGACACTTAGTGAATTTGTTTGAAAATGAAGCCGAAGAAACCGGCTTTAAACAAACTGGAGAAATTAACTACATGAGTACACCATTAGGTGACCGAATCAAAATGTTAAGAGAAAAAATCGGAATATCTCAGTCAGAATTAGGAAGGAGAGTCGATTTGTCACGCGCTTCGATTTCCCAATATGAGTTAGGCGCTGTTAGCGAAATGAAAATGACGCAATTGATAAAGATGTCGAGGGCTCTTGGAGTTGACCCAGAAGAATTAGCAACGGGCGTTCCATCAGCAAAAGCATCACTCAATCGATCAGAGATATCTTTCGTTCCTGTTCTTTCACTTGACGAAATACAATCTTCTGCGAGGGTAAATGTGTTTCAAGATGACAAAAGAAAATTCGTTGCAACGAATCAAAAATTGCACAACGGGTTCGCGATAGAGTTAACTGATGATGAAATGGTTTCATCGGACAGCATTTATAAAATCGGAGGCTTTGTCGTTTTTGATTCTGACGCGAAGCCCGAGTCTGGAGATGCTGTTCTGGTGAAAACCAAAGACTTGTCATACCCTCTTTTCAGATCACTTAGGATTACAGGTAATAGACACCTTTTGAGACCCCTGAATCCGCAGTATCCCGCTATCGAGGCTACCCCAGAAGACTACGAAGTTCTCGGGGTTGCTAAACAATTCACAATCAGCATTTAACAAAACCAAAATTAGAGCCGAGGCATCTCGGCTTTTTTTTGATCTGGGTGTAAAGTAAATGTTGCACATTAATGTAAATGGGTGTATATTTGCTCTATGATTTTTTGGAAAGCGTCTGTCTACCGAGCGTTACATCGGTGGAGTGGATTGACAACCATTTCGATTGGCGGCGCATTTGAAGGGTTTGATAGAGCCCTTCAGTCTCCTCCAGAGTTCTTTCTCCGCGTTTACGCAATCGAGAAAAGTCTTTTTTTTGGGTCAGCGGTTTGTCTTATCTCGCATGGTCGGTCTTTTCTAAAGAATAAGCCGTTTTTTTAGGAAATACCGAGGTAAGGCAAGCCGTTTGATTCAAAAAGAAAAAACATGGAAAAACAATGCGTACAAGAAATACATCCAAAGCCTTGATTGCTGTATGTGTGGTCATTCTGGGTGGGACGACAATCAAATCATTGTCCACCATGCAATTGCCATCTCCGGTCTCAATCTTGGAAAGATGGGAGGAAAAGCCAACGACTCATTTGGGATTCCCCTCCACGTTATTTGCCACAACGAGTTTCACGCCCAATTTCACAAATATAAGGAAGAGCAACACTTATGGCTGATCAGGACAATGGAGCAAGCAATCCGACACTTCGCGCCGACCCGATGAACCTTACGTCGTCTGCGCTGATCGAGATGCTTGTTCTTGAAAACTTCAAAGATTTTTCCGAAATGATTAAGCAAATCATGCTTAGGTTTATTGGCGATCAACCTCTGACCGAGGAAGAACAAATGATCGCGGATTACATCAACAGCGCCGCTTTGGCTAGGGAAAAAGATCGTGACTGATTTGATTTCCGACGAGCGAGTTGAAAAAGCACTCAAATATTTAGCAGAAACAGACCTTCCTGCGGCGCAAGCAAAGGCCCGATCAAAGGCTCTAGAGCAATACGGAAAAACCGTCAAAGCCTTCGGCTTCTTAGAAGCATCTGGGACAGTCGCGGAACGTGAATCACAAGCATTGACCAGTGAACAGTACGGTGAATATCTGGACACTTACGAAAGAGCAGTTCAGGAAGATCAGCACTACGCAAACAAACGCACAACAGAGTCAGGAATTGTGGATGTCTGGCGTAGCGAACAAGCAAATCGAAGACGGGGCAATATTTGATGGATGAAGTTGATGAGGCGCAGATGATAGTGAAGAACACAATTGAACTGATCAACGCGGAACTGAAAGAAGTGATTGCCGATGGTTATGAGGTGGTAAACGCAATGACCCCAGTGTCCGCAACCGATTACGTCTACGTTTTGAAGTGCCTTATCCAAACATTACAAGAAGCCGTTGCCGAAATTAAGAGTCCCGCGATCTTGATTGAAAACAGCGATTACATTGAGGAAAACCGATGACAGATTACTCAGAGTGGAATGACATTGAAGACGAATCAATCACTTTTTCACGAAACATTACCGACATTTCAACTGCGCTTTCTGCGTGTCTTGTTGACCTTAAAGACATTCCAAAAAACACGCAAGCATTTAACTACAAGTATGCCCCCTTGGAGTTGTATACCCCAATGGTCAGAAAGGCTTGCTCAAACAATGGATTGTTTGTCATCCAAAGTCCAAGTAGCAAGCGAGGAATGGTGGGCGTTGCCACAATGATTACGCATTCCTCGGGACAGTGGATCAAAGGAGAGGTATGTATACCGTTCAATCCTGACGCCCACAAGAATTCAATTCAAGCGCTCGGTAGCATAGTGACTTATTTGAAGCGTTATGCATTGGGTTCGATGTTCAGCATCAGTAGCCACGGCGATGACTATGACGGAGTAGAAGTTGCGGTCGAGAAGCCTGTTGAAAAGCCAAAAGTTAAGCCTGCAAGCGCCAAGATGTTATCTAAATTAGAGAAAGCGGCAAACGATGGAAAGGAAGCGCTAACGAAAGCCTTCGCAGATTTGACGCCTGCAATGAAGGAATCACTGACTGCCGCGCAAGTTGCCCAATTTAAGCAGACGGCGAGGGATGCTGAGACAAGAGCATCCAAAATGAAAAGTGGAAGTTAAGTGTGAGCAAGGTTCGCCAGAGTGGCACTTCGCTCGGAAAGGATTGCTTACCGCGTCAAATGCGGGATCAGCCGCAGGACTTCGCGGCTCTTATCTTAGTCGAGCGGCTTTGTGGAGATCGCTAAATGGGGAAGAGCGACCTGTTACCGATCCGATGCTTTATGGAATCGAGCATGAAGAGGATGCGCGTCATGCGGGGGAAATTGCAGTGGGGGCTCTCTCTTTTGCTTGTGGTTTTTTTATTGACGATCACAACGATTGGATGGGCGCTTCTCCTGACGGCATATTCCCTCGAATGGGTCTCCACGAAATTAAGTGTCGTCCTGAATTGCCTTATCAAGACATCTCACCTCAACATATGGCTCAAATCCAAATGCAACTTGCGGTATGCGGATGCGGACGATGCTACTTCCAGTCATGGACACCAAACGAGCAACGAATCTGGCTCGTCCCGTTCGACAAAAAATACTGGGAATGGCTAAAGCCGTTTCTTGAAGAGTTTTGGGAACACGTTACTTCTGGAACAGAGCCTGAAAGGCTGAAACAGAAAAGGCATTACCCCGAAAAAGTGGAATATCAAATAATTTACGAAGGAAAATGACATGGCTTACGAGCATAAACCAAATCGATTCTCAATGTTAAAAAATGGACGGCGTCGAGGCGACACTGATCCAGTCTACACAGGCGACGGGTTGATCGATTTGTCGGAGTTGGGATTGGGAAGTGGAAAGGCAGAGGTGTGGGTGTCGTTGTGGAAAGGTGAGACTGCATCTGGCGAGGTAAGGTTGTCTGGTTCTATAAGAGCGAAGACCCCAAAAGAATTCACTCCTTCTGACAATATCAACAGCAACGACAGCGAATTAAATGATGATATCCCATTCTAAGGAACCAATGAACGCAACCCTTTGCAAGGAAGGTTTCATTGAGCATCGCAAATACAAGGAAGTGCATCTTCCGATCAAAATACTAAACCCCGATCTTTATTGGGGCGTAAAGCCTGATCCGATGTTTTTTAAAGGTCACCAAGTATATGTTTTACCCGGAGGCCGCTCCGTGTATTTTGTCAATGAAGAAATTAGATTCCTCGACTGATCAGAAACAAGCGTGGTGGGAATGGCATAAGGCCAACCCCCACGTTTGGAACTTATTCGAGCGGTTTGCACTCGAAGCCGCTAGAAGTGGTCGAAAGAATTTTTCGCATTGGTTGATTATGAATCGAATCAGATGGGAGACAGCAATCTCGACTACCAGTGATGATTTTAAAATTCGGAATGACTACATCGCATACTACGCACGACTTTTTATGGCGATGCATCCGAAGTATGAGGGATTTTTCCGAACAAAAAAAATGAAAGGTGAGTCAGAAATTGAACAACAATAAGGTCATGTTCCGTCGCAACAATCCGGTTATTGATACTGGACAAAGCGCGGAACTCTTGGATATCGCTTCATCACAGAAGTATTTGAATATCGGCAGGCGGGTTTTCAACACCCACGTCAGGCCCAATCTGCCTACTTTTCGAATTGGTAAAAAAATTTACTTTAAGAAGAGAGACATCAATGAATTTCTTGATAGAATTGCAAGGGACAACCGTTTTTAAAGTCTCTGGAATGAAAAATGAAAGGACTAGTTAAGCGGCAGAAGGATGGATGTTGGTCTTACAAGCGTTTGGTTAGCATCCCAACAGAGTTGGCAATTGATCCATATCACGCAAGTACGGAGGTAAGAGGAAGTACTTACGAAGAAGATTACGAGGCGGCTTGTGAAGTTTTTCTGAAGGTTATCGCGAAAACAAAGCGACATCTGGAGGAAGGGCCACCTCGACGTAGGTACACATTGCGAGATGGGATATATGAGTATGAGAAGACGAGGAGGACACGGAAGCAAAGGACTGATGTTGGGTTTCATTTAGAAACCTTAGATCGTTTTTTAGGCAACGTTCCGCTTCAACTGATTCACAGTTCTCATCCGAAACTAGAGGAAATGATTCAATATTCAAGGGAAAGAGGCAACTCAAACACAACGATCAATAAAAGGATCGGCGTGTTGTCCTATATTCTTCGAATGGCTTCTAACGAGTTACGCGACGAACACAACAGGGCGTGGATTGACTCTTACACAAAATTGAAAGAACTTCCCGAAGATGGCGCAATCAAAGGCTATCCATTGACTGGCGGTCAAGAACGAGAATTGTTTAAGGCTCTGCCTGAACGCTTCGTTGATCCGGTGATGTTTGCGATTCATACGGGTCTTCGAGATAAGTATATCCGTGGCTTGAAATGGTCGGATGAAATTTTTATCTCAGGCATTGGATCGGTCTTTGATATCGGCAACAAGAACGGCAAGCCACACCGAGTGGTGCTGAACTCAATTGCCGCTGAGATTGTCGAGAATGCGAGGGGTCGTCACCCAGAGTTCGTGTTTACCTATCTGTTCAATGGGCATGAGAACAGACCTTTTGCAAGCCCGTTCAATCGACGGGCCTTCCAGAGGGCTGTAAAGGCCGCAGGGCTCTCAAATGCCAGAGCGGAGGGCTACCCTCTTAGGTTCCACGATCTACGCCACACGTTTGCCACACGGCTCAAGGCGATGGATGTTCCTTGGCATACGATCCAAGATTTGATGGGTCATGCAAATGGGAGCATCACAGCCCTTTACACTGGGTTGGAAACAACCCGATTATTGGAGGCATCTGAAAAATTAGTTGAATGGTACGACGTTGGCCCCAGTCTTTTTGTTAGACGAACTGGACAGCAAACGTCAAATGAACTGCGGCACAGGGCTTCGTAACTCATTGATTTTAAGAGTGAGTTACAGTCGTCAGAGTCCGCAGTCCTACCGTTAGACGATCCCCCATCTAAAAAGAAAGTAAAGAGAATAAAATCATGCACTTAACGACTTTATACGGTTGTCAATCCCATAAATCAGCATGATATATTTGCTTTACAATCTGTACAAACGTGTACATTTATGTACGTTGGAAGGTCGCATAAGTATACTCCCCCTCCGAGTGGGGGGGAGACTTTAAACCTCGCAGAGCCATTTCGGTGGTTGGTTGTGGAAACCCTCCCACTCACCCCTTATTCCCACCAATAATGATGTCCCAGTCTATCTCTGAGACTGTCTCAGCAGATGAGTCTTTTACCTCAATTTCCTGCTCTGTTTTAGAGGGGATTAGGGCTGTTGCAATCCTAACGTAGGTCGATGGGTCTTTCTGCCGAACCTCGGCAATCACTGAATCTCCATACTGCTCAAAGTCTAAAAGCATGGCATCTGTAAATGCTTGGGAGAACTTGTTTCTAGAGCCAATCCTTCTTCCGGCTCTATTGATTCTCGGATCGTTTTTGACAAACGGTTTGCCTACAGGAACTTTCTTCACCAATAAAGAAGCCGCCTTGTCGGCGGCTTTTTTGACTGATTTTTCTTCTGTTTTTTTAGCCATCTTTAAACTCCTCTGGAGTGTGTTCAGAAACCTCGTTTTTCATTACCCATAACTCTGGTGACGCATCCGAGAAAGCCCCGTTTTGAGACAGCATCACATAGCAAATTGCCAGTTTCGCTCGAAGGCTTTTAGCCCCATAAAGCGCATTCTGAAATTGCGGATTTGTGATGTGCTTTTTTACGGGTAGTTTCATATTCGGTTCCTTTAATTCAAAAAATTCTTCACTCATAACTAAACCCTTTCTTTTTTAAAAACTCGCTTAGTTCCATGTTTTCGTATTTGCGACATAAATACTTAAGGGACAACTCCATAATGTCGTAGTCTCCATCCTCTACATTGTTTAAAACGACAATGCCTTGCCATGATTCTTTTGCTTGCGGGCCAAGATAATGCTCATGGTGCAAGTAACAACTTCCGCATATCAATGCTCTTTGCACCGCTCCTGTTGGGAGCGTCCTTGACGCAACGAACTTACCCTGACGGTGACCTTGAACAAACGACAGACCGACGTTTCTCAAAAGATTTTCTGCGGTTCCACCATATGCACGACCTGTAAATGGAGCATAAAAATAGTGGGTAAAATGAACTCCGGCGATAGCATTTACTTCTTTAAACGGGTGGTAAATCCAACCATCACGATTCATGCTTTCTTCTGAAAGGACTCCATCAAGTACGGGATGGTCATCAATGTATCGGAGCAAACGATACTCATGGTTTCCACCGTGAAGGTGAAAGGTTGGCTTACTCTTCATCGGTTTTAGGGTTTTCCAAAACAGGTTCATTGCATCATTACCTGAATTGATGTCCTCTAAAACACGCTGACCCTCAATCTCTCTTCGACTACTGTAAGTAGATAGGGATGGAAAGTCCCAGTGATCGCCTAAATGAACAACATGATCCCCTTTTTTTAAGTAGTCTTTTACCGCTCTAGCAATCCACTTCATGTGGAAAATTGGCACATCCGGTTTAACTTGGGTGTCGGGTATAACGAGTATTTTCATAAAAATGACCACAAGGTACTGATTCCGCGATGGTCTGTATTTCTAAGACCATTCCCATCGGAATCCGGTTAAGTCCACCCCATTGGTCGGTGTCGGGTAAATGCGAGTCCGCCAGTACAACAAAATCCGTTTTCTTTTTTCCTGACGATACAAGATAGCCTACTGTATGGATGACCCAAGGCGCTTTGCTCTTGAACTCACTCCATCCACTAGATTGATCTGCGTCGATCCATGACACTCGCACTACCGAATGGGTACACGTCACGGTTTTTTGGCTCTCGGGGCGGGAATAATCCACCCTATTAATAGAGGGATGATGACAGGCAGGACTAGGAAGGCGCCTAGCACCCATCCTGCAACTTCCGAGAGTTTTCCAAGAAGACTCCATATATCATCAACCTCTGTATTGAGAACTGCTTCCGCTTTCTCTTTGTGTCGATATATGGTCAGAATCGGCTCAATGATTACTTCTCCGGCTAAGTCCCCTGCCGCCGCTCCAACAATGGCGCCGGGAACTCCTGCGGCTACGGCTCCTGCTGTTGCTCCGACAGTTGTCGTTGCTACCTTAGTTGCCGTTCCACAACCAGAGATTGTACAAAAGGAAACAATAAATAGACAGCGAAGCGCTATGTTCATTCTGGTGATCTCAGGCTCGGTAACGGGAATCTGCTAGGGATGTTTTCGCTCTGATCGATCTCGGCTCTAGAGAAGTTAATGGCTTTTGCGATATCAACCTTTGACTGGTTTAACTCGTCCAACTTATCCCGCTTTTCCTTCGGCGTCATCGTGTCGGTTTCGTAGATAAACGAGATTGCTTTGTTAATTTTTTGAATCGAATCGTTTGCCTTGTCGTAGGTCTTTATCCAACGGAACGTATCCATGTTATCCGTCGCAACCCTTGCCGCTTCTTCATATTTAAAATTACGTTTGTATCCGTCATAAGCCGCCTTCAATGCCACGGCTTCATTCATTTGCTCATAAAACAGAGTCATATGTTTGTTATTCCGAGGCGGGAAAGAAGACCAGAACGATCCAATAGGGACAAGCCCTCTCAAGTCATCTGGGACTCTTTTCAATGGTTTAACTTCATCCCCTGAAAAGAAAACTTCGGATAAGCCAACGGTGGTTGCTCCAAGCCACCCAAAGTACCCTTTTATAAGATGATCAATCTGAACGGGAGAAAGATATGCATCGGGGTCTCGTTTTCCTGAGAGAAACTCAGTGACATCTCCTAATAAAGAAGAACCCCGTAGCGCAAGTTCCGATGTATATGGTCGAGCCCGCTCTTCATTGGGTAAATCACTTATCTGCCAAGAAAGATTTTCAATTTGTCGATCTGTAAAATGGTCTTTGTTTCGCCAAAGTTCGAATACAGGTTTCATAATTTGAGGTCTGGCATCAATTGCTAGTTGATGAACTAGGACTTCAAAAATTCTGTCTCTGGTGTATTTGGAGATAAAACCAATGTTTTCGGTTTGCCCACCAAAAGCCTCATCGCCCATTCCTCTGATAAAGTTCTCAGTGATGCGTTCTCCAATAGAAGCAATCGCGCCAATTTCAAATGGTTTTGGAAGAAAGAAAAATCCTTCATCGCCAATTTTAATAGGCCAGTAAGTTTCCTTCTGCCATTCTTCTAACTGATCGTATTCTTCATCACCCTCGTAAGACAGACGCAAAAGAATACTGGCAAGTGTCACGGTTCCAACCACTGCCAACAAACGCTTCAAATCTCCGCCTTTCTCTTTACCTTTACCGGATCGGATTAACTTGTCTAAACCTTGGAGGCGTGCATTTAAGAAAGGCAGGGACGCCATCAACACTTGAGCCGCGACTCCTCTCCCATGAGAAGAAAAGTTAAGAAGGTCTCTTGATTCGAATGACGCTTGCATATGCCCAACTTCTGCTTTGCGTTGCATATAAAGAGATGCGCGGTTTGCGTTTTCNAGTCGGTCACCAACCTCTTGATACCAACCAAACAACTTACCCATCGCTTTTCTTGCCATTGCGGGCGTGTTAAGTAGTCTGGTTTCACCGATATCTTCAACCGCTCGACGTATCGCGGCAGGGTCATCGTTGTAATAACCAAACCTAAACATTGCGCCACCCATCATCATGTCAGCGGTCACGAGGTAATCGTCTCGAATCGCGCTATACCCTTTTGATGCGTTTCCAAAAATGTTGTACGACAACTTGCCAACGCCAACTGACTGCAAAGTATCGCGAATCATGTTGCGAATCTTGAATGCAGGAGAGGCTGTTACACCAATCGTTAACCAACGCTTGAAAGTAGACAGCACTCTGATTGATTTGTTATCAACCCCACCCCATGCCAAAGTCGCCATTGCATTCAGGACTAAAGGATCATTGACTTCATACCAAACCTTTTCGCCTTTCTCTAAAACGAAGACGTACTTGTCCCACTTCTCGTTTTTGCTTTTACCTTTCGAGAATTCCAACTGAGCAATCTGTTTTTTATCTGTAAACCTAACAGCCGCGCCTGCTTTTTCTGCGGCTTGCATAGCGACAACTCCTGCTTTATTTTTCATTGAAGCAGACAAAAGAGATGTCCAGTTCATGGTCATGTTATGCAAGGCGTCGTTAATGTTTTCTTCGCTTCCACGAAGACGCTTAATGACATTTCTAATATTTACAAAATCATGTGCAGGCGTTGGCCCTGCTACTTTATTCTTTCCTTTTTCAGAGAACTCTCGGTAAAAGGGAACATAAAAATCAGTACCAAGATCGGCTCTAACTTCAGGCGTGATGACCCCTGCGTCCATAGCCATATCCAGTACAGATTCCTGCAACTTAGACATTTTTCTCATGGCCTGCTGATAGACGACGCGACGATTTCTTCCGCTCGNCATCCGCCCTTGATTCGGCCCTTGATTAAGTTTTAAACCTTNCGAAATTTCATCTTGAGTAAANTTCTGCTCTCTATCTTCTTTAGACAATCGATTGGCTCTGGTGTATACCATCCACGCCATAAAAGCATCTGACTCACCTTCTAGGTCTTTTAAGANATCGACCAAACCTTCGTTAGAGAAATCTGTTTCATACCAATCAAATTGCCCGTCTCTATAAACAGGCTTAGGTGTCCCATAATTAAGTAAGGCGTGAAGCATTCCTCCTGTGTTTTCTGATAACTGCATCATCTGCCAAGCGCGATTTGCGTCATCGCCCAGAAGATTTTTTATTGGTCGATAAGCGTCAACCCAGTATTGCGTTGCCTTTTCAGCCCATCGACTTCGGTTATCATTCAAGACTTCCATTGCGCTTCTTCTAGCATTTCTTCCGGCGGTCTTGTCGATCACGGCTTGCTCTTCTGGACTTCTTTTGTTCAAAGAAAACAAAGGCCCATCTTCACCAATTACCGCACCACTTCTGAGTTCTGCTTGCGCGTTATCCTGTATCCGAGCAAACTGCTCTTCTGAGCGCTTTCTTAAAGCGGTCAAGAACTGCTCGTAAGACAGATTTTTTGTTTGCGCCTTTGTGATTCCGGCTACGCCATCACCCAGTCCAAACTCAAACTGGAATTGCAGGCCATTGATGCCGTCAAGTTTTCCAGATGAAAGGAGTTTTACGGCCTGATTAATTTCAGTTAGATCAACTACGTCCTGCTTATGTCCGTTGTTATACGAAAGGAAAGGGAATGACCCTGCCGCAACATAAGGGTCTTTAGGGTGATCAGACATCCGTATAACAAGTTCAGTACCTGTTTGGGTGTTCTT